ACCAGTACAAGAAAGTATTACATCACCAACTACACTCACTGTTACACAAACACCTAAAAAATCTTTAAAAGAACAAAGACAAGCATATATGGATATTCTAGGTGAAACAGGGTTAAATATGAACAGCTCACATGCTCAAGGATTTGGCAATAAACCCTTTAATCCTCAAGGAACAGGAGATACAACATCACCAAATGGAGCTTTACCTGCAGGAGAAGTTAACATGAATCAAATAATGGGATTAATGACTAAATAATGGCATTTGGAGCAAGACAAATATCACCAATAGACTTTAATAAAAGTGCTGCAGTAGGGGTAGATTTACCTTTTTCTGCACCTGGAGTATTTAAATCTAATTATACAACAGCTGCCGCTACTAAAAATAATTTAATTAATTTTTTCCTTACCAACCCAGGAGAAAGACCATTAAACCCAACTTTTGGAGCAGGATTAAGATCATTTGTATTCCAACAAATAACAAATAATAATTTAAGTTCTTTGGAAAATGGTATAGAAAAATCTTTAATTAGTTTTTTCCCAAATATTTATGTAGATAATTTATCTATATTATCTAACCCTGATACAAATTTAATTAATATTATTTTAAAATATGGGATTAACCAAACCTCCATACAAGATACTTTACAAATAAATTTCAATGGATAAATCAGTAAAAAGAGACATAAAATATTTAAATAGGGAATTTAGTGATATTAGGGCTAAACTAATAGAATATTCTAAAACATATTTCCCAAACACTTATAATGATTTTTCTCCTGCATCACCTGGAATGATGTTTATGGAACAAGCTGCTTATGTAGGTGATGTAATGTCTTTTTATTTAGATAATCAATTACAAGAAACTTTTACACAGTTTGCTAGACAAACAAATAATTTATATGAATTAGCTTATATGTTTGGGTATAAACCTAAAGCAACAACATCAGCACAAGCAACTATAAGTTTATACCAACAAATTCCTTCAAAATTAGTAGGTAATGAATATACACCAGATTTTGATTATGCTGTAACTATAGGAGAAAATACAACTATTTCTTCATTAACTAATCCTGATTCAACTTTTATAATAGAAGATAAATGTGATTTTTCTATTTCAAGTTCACTAGACCCAACACAAATTTCAATATACCAGCAATTAAATGGTAATCCTCAATATTATTTATTGACAAAACAAAGAAATGCATCATCGGGTACAATAAAATCTAAAGATTTTACATTTACTGATTTTCAACAATTCCCTACAGTTGAAATAGAATCAGAAAATATAATAGGAATATTAGATTGTGTTGATAGTGATGGTAATATTTGGTATGAAGTAGATTATTTGGGTCAAGAAATGATCTATGATAGTATTTCAAATACTAACCCAAATGATCCAAATTATTCTTCTGATAAAAGTAATACTCCATTTTTACTCCAACTTAAAAAAATACAAAGACGTTTTGCTACAAGATTTACCTCAGCTACAAATCTACAAATTCAATTTGGAGCAGGTAACCCAAATGATACGGACGAATTAATTACACCAAACCCAAATAATGTAGGTATAGGTTTACCATTTGAACAAGATAAACTTACAGCAGCATATTCCCCAACTAATTTTTTATTTACAAATACTTATGGTATAGCACCTACAAACACTACTTTAACTATAAGATATTTGACTGGTGGGGGAGTTGAATCCAATGTAGAAGCAGGGAATTTATCAGGAATTGATAGTTCAAATTCATTTTTTAATATTATAGGTTTAAATCCAACAACCTCTGCTTATGTAATGGGTACTCTAGCAGGAACTAATATAGCAGCTGCTAATGGTGGAAAAGCAGGGGATACTGATAAAGAAATTAGGGAAAATACTTTAATGCAAATAGCATCCCAACAAAGATCAGTTACCTTAGATGATTATATGGTTAGAGCTATGAGTATGCCTTCTAGATTTGGAACTATAGCAAAAGCTTATGTAGAAAAACCTATTTTAGACAAACAAGTTTCTACCATTGAAACTTTATGTATGTATATTTTATCTCAAAATTTAAATGGTAATTTATCAAATGCAACAGAAGCCTTAAAGAAAAATTTAAGAACTTATCTATCTCAAAATAAAATGATAGGGGATAGTATTGAAATTAAAAATGCTTATATTATTAATATAGCTATAGATTTTGAAATTATAGTCTTACCTAATTTTATAAATAGTCAAGTAATATTATCATGTATACAATCTTTACAAGAATATTTTAATTTAGATAATTGGCAAATAAACCAACCAATTATTACAAGAGATTTATTTGTTAGATTAGATAGAATAGAAGGAGTTCAAACCGTAAAAGACATAAAATTTTCAAATAAATCAGGAATATCCTTAGGATATTCTAGATATTCCTATGATATAGAAGGAGCAACTTTAAATAAAGTGATATACCCAAGTTTAGATCCCTCAATATTTGAAGTAAAATATCCTGATACTGATATTAAAGGTAGAGTAGTTCCACTATAAAAATAAAATATGAGTTTAGAAAAAAAATTAAAACAAAATAATACAAATTTAAATCCTGTAGTTAGAACTAACGCATATAATATCCCAGGAGGCAATTATAACCTTCCTAAAGCATCAAACATATATGGGGTTTTTCAACCAAGTGGTCCTTTAAAATATTTAGATGAAAATATAGTAGTAAATCAATTAAATTCTTGGGATAATAATAACACATATTTAGAAGGTATAAAAGCTAGTTCTACAATTAACATTCCATCTATAATTTCAACTAATGCATCTCCTCCAACACAAACAAAAGTAGATGAATTATTAGGCTCTCTTAAAAATTCAAAAGATAAAGCTATTAATAGTTTTAAAAATAAACTTAAAAGTAATAAACCTAAATCTGGTGGTGCTTTTAGTGGGATTAATACATTTTAAAAATATATAAACATGGCAATATATAAACTTTTCCCATACAAAGATGCTACACTATATTCATTCTACCCAGATATGAATACTGGGATAGATCCTATTACAACTATATCTAATTTAAACTTTGCAGTAGATTCTAATCCTCAAGTAGCAAGATTTTTAACTGAATTTGTACAATCCGAGATTGAAGATGTTATAAACAATAAAATTTCAGGATCACAATGGGATGTAGACTTTAAATCGTTTATCGCAACAGCTCAAGGTGTAGTTGAAGCTACAGACATATCAGTACACCCAGTAGCTCAATATTGGTATAATGGAACCGGTACATATTTAGACCAACCTTTAACAACTGATGGTTGCGCTTGGTATTCCCCCTATTTTAAAAATTCTGGAGTTTTGTGGTCTGGAAGTGGTACAGATAATACAAATCATTATGTTACAAGTTCATATAATCCTAATTTTGTAAATGCCGGGGGTGGGGCTTGGTACCATAGTGGATCAGATGGCACTTTATATGCAGTAACTCAATCATTCGATACTAGATCAACTAAAGATTTAAAAATAAATGCTAAAACTATAGTTGAAAAATGGTATAGTGGGTCATTTGAAAATAATGGTTTTATCACTAAATGGGAAAACAGTGTAGAATTTAACACTAATGCTCAAATCCAACCTGTAATGCAATTCTACAGTATTGATACTAATACTATATACCCACCACAATTAGAATTTAAGTGGAGAGATTATCAAAGTGTATTAGATGGTCCTGCTAGTTCTAGTATAGTAAATACTACTAATTTAGTATCTTCATTAGCTGAAAACCCAGGTTACTTTACACCCCGGGCAATTAATAGATTTAGATTTAATGTTGCTGCTAAATATCCTATTAGAACATTTACAACTGCATCTCAATTTACAGGAACAAATTACTTACCAACAGCTTCATATTATGCTATAAAAGATTTGGATACTAACGAATTTGTTGTATCTTATGACACTAACTATACACAATTAAGTTCTGACAATGAAGGAAATTATTTTGATGTTTATATGAGTGGATTAGAACCCGAAAGATATTATAAAATTTGTATTAAAACGAATATTAATGGTTCTACACTTGTACTAGATGATAATTATTATTTTAAAGTAGTTAATACATTATAATGGCTGAAAATATAATTTTAAATAGAAATGCTTTTAATAAAGATTCTTACCCTAAAGTAATTAATACTAAGTTTGAAGAATTAGGGGTAAGTACTATAGAAGAACAAATCCAGGAACAACCCTCAGTTCAAGAATTTTTTAATTTGTATAATGAATTATTTTTTCAAATTAATGCTCTAGGACCTACAAATTCCCATGAATATTTAATTAAAACTAGCAGTGATTATGTTGGGTTTGATGAAAATAATGAAATAATTGAATTACTTCAAGCTGAAATTGCAGGTTTAAGACAGGATCTTTTAGAATCACAAAAACAGCTAGCAGATGTACAATTAAACCCTACATTACCTACAAGTGTTTCTTCAGCTATTTCTAATGCCCCTAATGGTGAATCTTCATTTGACCCTTCAACATTTGCAGCTCAATCTACTCCCCAGCCAAGCCCATCTTCAAATTCATTTCAAATGACCAATGAACAAAGGGTAATTGCTGATTATAGAACATACCCAGATTCAAGTAAAAAAGAAAGAGCAAATAGATTAAACCTTTCAAAAGAATTTATTACAAATGTTAAAAATGCAAATAATCTCTAATGGCTGAAATTATACAAGTATTAGACCCAACCCAATTTCAACTTCAAAGTTATAGTAACTCTGATACTGAATTAATCCCTCAATTTGATTTTGATACTGAATTAATTAGTGGTTCTACTTTTATTGAATTTGTTATATATAATCCTAATAGGGATTTTTTATTTTACACCCCTAATTACACAAATTATACTCTTAATAATGATAGTGTATCAACCGAAGAAGGAATATCTCAATTTAATATTGATCCCCTAAATGATTTAAAATCAAGAGGTTTTGAAAATGGTCAGTATGTAACTTATTATAATTTTCTTACTTACAGAATAGGAACTCAATTCCAACAATTATATATCTCAGAAATTTCATCTGATAGAACAGAAATTAGATTAGATAGCACTCAATTAGAAACTGATCAAATTTTAAATCAAACAGAAGACTTTATTGATTACCGAGAAGATCAAATTTATTTTGAAGATTTTTTATTAAATTTTGGTAATAATGATTTAGTTTTAGCTAATAATATTAAATTAGATGGGGAAAATACTAGTGATCCTACTATTTTAATTAAACTATATGAACCTTTACCTCCACAATTTGATTTAAAATCTCAACTATACATAGTAACCTTATTAAGCCAACCTGAAGCCTATAGTATAGTTATAGAACCTGAGGTAATTCCTTTTTCTAATTCTTTTACACTACAGGGACCTAATTTTAATATTCCTATTAAAAATCAAATAAATAATTCATCCCAAAATTTATCTTCAAATGATATTTTATTAGGGAGTTCAACAGAATCTTTAAATGAATTACAAGGGCTATTATCTCAATCAGCAATTAATATTAGTATTGATTATAATAATTATAATGAATTTATACATTTTAGTTCAGCTCAAACCCGTTTAGAAAATTTTTATTATAAATCAAGTTTATTAGAACAATATTCAGGTTCAATATCTACTTTACAATCAACTTCTGGCTCATCTACTTCTATTACTTTACTTGAAAATAAAATTAGTTCCATTATTACAAATTTTGATGGATATGATAAATTTTTATATTACCAATCTGGTTCTAATTCATGGCCTAAAACAAACTCTATTAAACCTTATAAATTAGCAAAAACAGGAAGTATAGAAGTAATACAATGGTATGGTAGTTTAGATGAAAATAATAGTAATTTTGGAGGTTTGTTGCTATCAGCATCTAATTATGATAATGCAAACCCTGATGAACTTAAAAAATCAATACCAGAATATTTAAGAGAAGATCCTGAAAATCAACAATATGATTTATTTGTTGATATGGTTGCTCAATATTATGATAATGTTTGGTTATACACAAAAGATGTTACTCAAAAATATAATAATGATAATAGATTAGATTTTGGGGTTAGTAAAGATTTAGTATCTGATGCTATTAAAGATTTTGGTGTTAAATTATATCAAAATAATTTTTCAAATCAAGAATTATACACAGCATTTTTAGGGATAACACCCAATGGCAGTTTATTTCCTTTCCCAGAAATTACAGGATCCTTACCTGCTCCTACAGGGTTTGAATTTGTAGATACATTAATATCAGCATCAAATGATGTAATATCAATGGATGATACTAATAAATCTTTATATAAAAGAATATATCATAACATCCCATACCTGCTCAAATCAAAAGGAACAATTACTGGATTACGAGCGTTGATAACATCATATGGTATACCTGATACTATACTAAGAATATCTGAATTTGGTGGTAAAGATCAAGTTAACGCTAATGATTATGATTTATATTTTAATAATTTTAATTATGCGTTTAATGCAACAAATAATTTTATTACTTCATCTTGGGAAGTAAATAGTGGTTGGGGAGCTACAAATGATAGACCTTCTACAGTTCAATTTAGGTTTAAATCCGAAAAATTTCCACCTACAAATTTATCTCAATCTTTATGGTGGGCACAACAAATTGGATTTGGTAGTAAAACAGCAGAACTTATTTTAGAATATAGTGGTTCAGGTTTAACAAGTGGTTCATATGATGGTTCAATTAAAGACCCAAACTACCAATATACAAATTTAAAATTTATTCCATACTCTGATCAACCAAATATTTCAGCCAGTATATCATTACCTTTTTATAATAATGATTGGTGGTCAGTTATGGTTACTACTGATCAAAATAATACTTTTAATTTATATGCAGGTAATAAAATATATAATGGCAATGATGGTACTTCTATTGGATATTATGCTTCGGCATCAATTACTGGAGCAGATAGTTTTGCTTGGAGATTCGCACGACACTCTGTTTTTGCATCATCCTCTTTTTACTACCCTAATTATAAAAAATTCTCAGGTTCACTTCAAGAAATAAGATATTATACTACCCAAATAAGTGAAAGTGTATTTAAAGATTATGTAATGAATCCCCTATCTTTTGAAGGTAATGGAGTTAATGGTGCACCTGATCAATTAATATTTAGAGCAGCTTTAGGAAGTGAATTAGATATTATTACTACTTCTTCTATTCACCCTAAAGTAACTGGCTCTTGGGCTACTACTTCATCTTTTGTTAACGATAGTAATATTGTTTTTGCTGAAGCACCCACATATTTAAAAAATACTGAATATTTCTTTTTAGATCAACCCGCAGTAGGTATTAAAAATAGAACTACAGATAAAATCCGATCTGAAAATGATACTTTAGCTTCAGGTAGCGTATTATCACCTATTAGAAGTTTATCTCAAACAACCGAAGCAAGTGCATCATATACAGATAATATAAATTATTTAGAGGTAGCATTTTCACCACAAAATCAAATTAATGATGATATTATAGGACAAATGGGTCATTTTAATATTGGTGATTATATAGGTGATCCTGCTCAACGATTTACAGGTAACAATTACCCTGATTTAAATAATTTAAGTGAGGAATACTTTAAAAAATACATTAAACAATATGATTTAGTAGATTTTGTTAGACTAATAAAATTCTTTGATAATTCATTATTTAAAATGATTAAGGATTTTATACCTGCAAGAACAAGTTTAGCATCAGGTTTAGTAATAAAACAACATTTATTAGAAAGAAATAAATATAAACAACCTACAGTTAACTCAGAAGAAATTTTAGAAACGGGTTCAATTGATATGGTTAGTAT